GAATTACTAAGGAATTACTAGAAGATGCGAAATGGAATTTACTACAAAGAAACATTATGATTGGAGGAAAGAGATTTGCTGAGAATGAAAATAAACTTGTTATTACTGCGCTTGATGGTGCTGCTAATACAGTTTCTGGTGGTGCTGCAATTACAATTGCAAATATCACTTCAGGAATGCAATATCTAGAGGACAGTGATTTTGAGCCTACTACACTATTAGTTGGTAATGAAGTATTAAACGACTTGAGAAACATTGATACATTTGTTGAAGCTGACAAATCAGGTTCAACAGAAATGTTAGACAACGCTTTCAAGGGAAGATTATACGGAATGAATGTTATAAGGTTCAGCACTAATGCTGCACCATCTACAACTTATGCAAAATATGCATATATTTTAGATAAAGCACAAGCCTATTGTATAGTAGAGAAAAGACCTTTAACGGTAGAAAATTTCTCTTTGCCTTCAAATGACATGTCTGGAGCATCTTTAACACACAGAATTGCTGTGAGTTTATTAAGGTCTTCAGCTGTTGCAAAAATAACTACTAGTTAGTTATTGGCTTAGGAAAATATTTTTTTTAATTATTTTTTTATTTTTTAAAAAATAAAGGCTATTAGAGCCGGAGTATAGAGGAGAGGAGGCGACAAATCTCTAACTATATGCAAATCTAATATCATATTAATAACTCAAAAAGGAGGATAAAATAAAATGGGAGTATCAGATGGATTAGGATTTGAAGAAGTAAACCAAAGTGTTACAAGCACGGAAACCATTAGTGGTAACTATGTTTATGCAACTACATCTGTTAATAGCGCATTAGTTAATGGCACAACTATTAGTGGAACAACAATAAAAGGAACGACAATAAGTGGAACAAATATACTTAATTCACAAGGATTAATGTATTCTATTGGAGTTGGTAGTCCAGTAACATATGGAGCTAAAATATTAGCAGGTAGTATTGCAACTGCCGCTGGTAGTGGAGCATTTATTCCTTTTGGAGCATTATTTACTAATAATCAATATAAAATCACATTTGGCAATGTAGCAGGAAGTGATGTTGCTTTTGTATCTGGAACTGCACATCGTTCGGGTTGTGCAATTGTAGGTGCACCATCACAAACTTATAACTATATAGCTATAGGATTTTAATATTAAATAAATAAAAACAAACAATGGCAATAACAACAACAGGTTCAACTGTTCAAGGTTTAATCCAAGGATTAGCTGGTGGAGTTTCAAATACATTTGGAAAGATTTTAAATGTAAATGGAAATCCAGACGGAAAAGTTTCATGGACACCATTAAGCGGTATAGCTTATGATGTTGACAATGGAACCTTCTACATGTATAAAGGTGGAAGTTCTTGGAGTGGATTAGCTGTAGCTTAATTAGATTTCTTAATCTTTTTAACGCCGAAGTGCATGGCTATGAACAGCCGATAAGGAAAATGAAAACGAGTATAAATTTTATGATTAAATTAAATATTATAAATGGAGGTCTATAAAAATGGTTCGTGAGAATAGAATAAAAGATTACACATTTCAAGCAATAGCTGGAGATGCAACTACAATTACACAATATACAAACCACGTTCTTAATGGAGAATTACTAAGAGTTAATTCTTTTGCTAATTTTACTGGTTCAGTTATATTAAAAGAAAGTGGAACTGGATTACAATTTTGTAATTATTCAGTAACATCTGGAACTAATACTTGGAATAATTTCAATTTTTCAACTACAACAGGTAGTTTTTGTATTAACAATAATTTATCTTTAACAGTTGGAAGTTTAGCATCTGGAACAGCAGTAGTGTTTGGTCCGTTGCAGATTTTTTATAGATAATAAAATATAAAATGGTAAGTAAAAGCAATACAAATACATTTGTTAAAATAACAAATAATGACGTTTATAATAAATTAATTCAGTTAGAAAAATCTATAGCTGATTTTCATATTACAAACATTGAGCAACACAATTCAATAATAGCAAAACAAGATTACACTAACGGCCGTGTAAAGAAAAGCATGTGGATTGCATCTACTGCTATTACAATTAGTTTAATGGCAATAGGATTTATATTTCAGGTGATAATAAAATGAGCAATTGGAATATAGGTTCTGTTTCTTTACACGTTGGAAATTTAGTTGGCTGGAATTCACTTGGAACTATTAGCGGAACTACATTAAATAATATAGTAGAACAATCTGTTATTTATGTTGAGCAATATACTACACAAGATATAAATACTAATAATATTGCTGAAAAATATCAACCGGTTATTGTTAAATTAACTCATGCTGATGTTTTAATATCATTAGAAAGTCAACAAGGTGGAATAGATAGTGTTAGTTTAGGAGATTTAAGTGTTAGTCAAGGTGCTGGCGGCGGAAGTGAATTAGCAAAACAACTTAAAGAAGAAGCAAATTTAAGATTAAAAGAATTACAACGAACAGTTAGATATACAAGAGTAATAGGCGGTTAAAATGGAAATAAAAAATTTCCTTAATGACGGATTAAAATTTATTAATTCTGCGGGTGCATTACAAACACAAATAGATGTTTATAATTATTATTTATCTGGAACAAATACATCTGGATTATATGATGATGAAATAACACAAACAAAAACTGGTTCTTTTAGTTTTAGCGGATTAGTATTTCCTATGTCGTCTAAATTTGGAAGTGAAGAGGCTTTATTATTACAACAAGGCAAAGTATTGCTTCAAGATAAAGTTTTATATTGTGGCAGTGTTAGTTTAGAAGGAAGCGGTTTAGTATTTAAAATTAATAATCAATATTATAATTTAATAGAAAACGGAATTCATACTTATTCTGTTACTGGTAGCACAATATATAATAAAATATATATTAGATATAATACTGGTAGCATTTTATGGTAAAAATAGAAGTTTTAAATATTAAAGAAGTCAAAGAATTCTTAGAAAGTAAAAACGAAAAAGTATTAAGTGAAGCAGAAAAAGCGATTGCAATGGCAACATTATATGTAGAAGGTGAAGTTAAATCTTCTATTGCTGGACAAAGAGCAGAACCACGAAGCGTTGATACTGGACAATTATTAAATAGTGTAACATCTAATTCTAACGGGCTGCAAGGCACTGTAAGTTCTGACGTAGAACAAGCATTATATATGGAATATGGCACAGTTTATATTCCGGAACGTAGACATTTTAGAAATACACTAGCTAGAAACCAAGAAAAAATTAATGATTATATAAAAGCTGCTTGTGAAAAAGCAACTAAATAATATTATTATAATTTAAATATTTATAAATTAACTTATTATTTTTCTATTATAAATATAAGTCAAGTGAGATTTATACTTTAATCCAAGTGAGGAAATAATATGATTAATAGTGCAACATTTTTATCAGATATAATTTTATTTATTAGAACTACATTAAGAACTAATTTAACAGACCCACTTTCTCGTTCTGGAACTAATTTTGTATTTACTTCTTTTCCTAAAGAAAATACAGTTTATCCATTAGTTACAATTAAAGGAACAAACATTAAAACAACAAAATTAGGAATGCAAAGTGAAACATCGTTAGTTGATATTAGTTTAGAAGTTCAGGTATATGCTCGCAATGTAAAAGAAGCAGACAATTTAACACAAGAAATAATTAATGATTTAAAAAATGCACAATTTGGCACAGGTTCTACAACAGTAGAAGAAATATACGGATTTAATCTTAATAGTTGTGTGCCAATAGAAGAATTAAATAATAATATGACTATTCATAGACGAGTTATGGACTTTAGTTATAAAGCAATTTTAACATGATTAAAATAAATCAAAAAGGAGGTAAAAAATGGGAAATTTAGTAGCAGATTTAAATGCAACAATGTTTAAATTTGAAAGTGGAACATATGCTGTTCCTTCTGGAACTTCTGGTAATTGGCTTGGATTAGTAACTAATACTGAGATAAGTGAAAATATGAATGTTCAAGAAGTAAGATATGCTGGAACTTCAAATAGAAATGTTGGAATATTTATAGACGGTCCACAGGATTATGAGTTTACAGTTACTATGCATCCACAAAACTTTAGAATGCTTGGTTATGCATTAGGAAGTATAGTTGATGTATCTGGAACTACAAATCAGCACAGAATGAGTGAGATTAATAGTGATGGAAGTTATGCTTATACATCAGGAATATTAAATCCTTTTGCTTCCTTTACATTAATTGACCAAAAGAAAGGCGTTGCAGATGGAAAACATTTAATCAAAACATTAAATGGTTGTGAAGTTAATAGTTATTCTATTAGTGCAAGTGAAGGCGAAGTTGTAGAAGTTGAAGTTGGTGGAATGGGACAAGTATTAATATAATTCAAGACCGTATGTATGGAGCGATGTAAAATTACATATGCCATCTGGAACAAGTATTAATACAGCTAAATCTATTAATTGGAATGTTGAAAATGGTTTAGAGCCAAAACATTACATGAATGGAAGTAGAGTTATTGCAATTGCTGTTCCATTGAATAGAGATTATTCAACAGATGTAACTGTAGATGCAACATCAGAATTAGCTGATACAATATATAATCAATATTGGTTAGGCGGTTCAACATTCAACGCAATGTTAGCATTAGAACAAAGTTCAACTAAAAACTGCTTTATTGTTATGAGCGGATGCAAGGTTACAGAATGTAGCACACCATCACCAGCAGAAGGTGTAAATGAAATGTCATTTACATTTAAAGCTAATAGTGTAATAGCAACAGGTAGTGATGCAGTTCAACGATACAATCCTTGGTAGGATAAATTAATTTATTTTTTTAATCTTTATTTTTTAAGATTAGTAGACAATTAAATAAACGGAGGTTTATAAATGGAAAAAGAAATAGTTATAGGTGATAAAAAATTTATTGTAAAAGAAATTAAATATAAAGATTTAATTTCTAAAACTATGAATACATCTAAAGAAGATGCTGCAAAACAATTAATATTAATGTCAGTTGGAATAACAGAAGAGGAATATGATAATCTTTCTATGAAAGAAGGCATAACACTTCAAAGAGCAGTAAATGATATTAATGGTTTAAACGAAGATTTTTTATCTCAAACTCCACTAACAAAATAATAAACGAGTTAGCAATCTGTGACCATTTTAAGTGGAGTTTAACAGATGTTCGTAATCTTTCTATTATAGATAGATTAACAATTAATAAATATTTTAAAAAATTGGAACACGAACAAAAGAAAGCATCAAGAAAAATTAAAAAATGAAGGACATATTAATAACAGTATTATTAGGCATATTTGCTTTTCTTAGTGGCTACTTTGATTTTTTACTATTTGATATTATATTTATAGGCTTATTTATTGAGCGATTATATAATTTATATTCTATTATTAAATTTAAAATAAAACATGGCAAACGAAACTGAATTACAAATACTTATTAAGGCGATAGACGAAGTATCGGGAACAGTAAAAGATATTGAAAAAACTGTTTCTGGTATGTCTAAAGAAGTAACTAAACAAACAGCGAAAACTGAAAAAGCATTTCAAAGTTCTACAGATAGTTTATTAGCACTTGGAAATGCTGCTTCAAGCGTAGATAGAATATTTGATAGTTATCAAAATTTACAATTACGTTTAGAAAATGCAGCAATACGAGTAGAGGAAGCACAGAAAAATCAAAGGGATGCACAATATAATTTAAATAAAGTTATGTCAGATGGCACTGCGACAGCAGAAGATATTGCTAAAGCACAAGATGATTTAGATACAGCAACAAATAGAGTTACTGTTGCTATGAACAATCAAGCAAGAGCAGGAAATGCAGTGGTTGGAACATATATTAATATTGGGGTTCAAGTTGTTACTTTAATAGCAAGCCTTCCTAAATTATGGGAAAGTGTTGTAATTCTCGGAAAAGCTATTTGGGGCTTAGTTCCAGCATTAACTTCTGTTACAGTTGCTGGTGCACCGTTATGGATAATAATATTAGCAGTTATTGCAGCACTTACTTTAATTGGTGTTATAATATATCAGGTTGTTCAAATCATGAAAGTGTTAAGAGAAAGTTGGGACCAAGTTGTATTTAGCATGAAAGCAAAAGTCATAGATTTAGTTAGAATTTTTATTGAAACATTCACAGTATTAAGAAAAATTTGGGTTCAAGTTTGGGGTAATATATTTAATTTCTTTGCATCTATTTGGAATAGTATTGTTCAGGGTGCAGCTAATGGAGTAAATAAATTATTAGCATTTATAAGAAAAATCGTTGATGCATATAACGCAGTTGCAGGAAGATTAGGTTTAGGTAGAATATCATTTAATGTTCAAGATGTAAATTTTAGTGGTGCAACAATAGCATTAAAAAATATAAATGAAGAAATAGCTCAAATAAATAAAGAAAGAGATGATGCAGTAAATAGTTTAGATGATATATTAAGAGCTTGGGCTAAGCCACAATTAGACGCAATGGATAATGAAAAAAAGATTACAGAGGAATTAAAAAAACAAGCAGAATTACAAGAAAAGATAAAAGATTTAACTGGATATAAAGTATTATATTCAAGAGACCCAACAACGGGAAAAATAACATATGGAGATGTTTATAATCCAAATGCAGGTTTCAGTCAAAGTGAATTTGAAAGTAGAGCAGCATATGAACAAGCAAAATTAGGAGCAGGAACTACAATTACAATTGATAATATTTACGGCGTAGACCCAGATGAAATATCAGAAGCATTAATGGAAAAACTTAGAATGAAGACAACATTAGGAATGTAAAATGGTAATATATTCTTCTATATATATTAATGGTTCAGAAGTAAGTGATACTTTAAATTATAGTGTTGAAAAAGCAATTGGTGAAAATAATAGTGCGTCGTCGTTTGAAGCATCATTAGATAATTTTAATGGATATAATAAAAATCAGTTTGAAGTAGGTGACGAAGTTACAATATATGCAGATGTAGGTTCCAATCCTCCAACTACTAAAATATTTACAGGAATTCTAGAAGATATTAAATTTGATGGTAAGGGAGTAAAAGAAAAACTTAAATTAAGCGGTAGAGATTATACTGCACGATTAATGGATAGAACCGTAGAACCAGAAGTTTATACTAATTTGCAAGCTGGAAGTATTGTAAAAGATATTATAACTAAATATACTAATGATATATCAACTAGTGGTGTTCAAATATCTGGAACTGCTGTAATAGAAAGAATATCATTTAATCATTTGCCTGTATTTGATGCTGTTAAAAAAATGGCAGACCAAGCTGATTATACTTTTTTCATAGATACAAATAAAGACTTACATTTTGAACCTCGTGGTGGCAGTGCTAGTGGATTTACATTTGATAGTGGAAATGTTATTGCTGCTAATTTTAAGGAACAAAGAGATACATTATTTAATAAAGTTTGGGTTTATGGCGATAGATATTTAGACGGATTTAAAGAAACATTTGTCGCAGGAAGTCCAACTGGTGGAAGTGTATTTAATTTATTATATAATCCTCATAACACAGAAGTAACAGTTGGTGGAACAGCAATACAACCCGGTGCAATTGAAGGTATAGCATCTTCTCCGGGAAGTAATGTTAAATATTTAGTTAATTATGATGATAAAAGAATTACATTTACATCTGGAACTACGCAGGGAGATAATGTTCCTGCATCTGGAGCAAGTGTTGTTGTTAATTATCAACGTGCATTACCAATTGTAAAAGTTGGAGATAATGAAACATCTAAAGCTCAATATGGAGAAAGAGTTAAAGTCATCGTAGATAAAGATATTAAAGACCCAGCAACAGCAGAAGCATTAATGCAAAGAGAATTAGAAAAATCTGGTGACCCAAAATTGCAAGGAACATTAGAAATAAGAGGTGTAACTAATATTATTCCTGGACAAACATGTATTGTTAATCTTCCCAATCATAATGTTATTAATGAAACATATGATATATTAGAAGCAACTTATGATTTTAATAAATTAAGTAATCTATCTGAAGAAGTTTTATCTATAAAGGTAAACGAAAAACTTCCAGATATTACAGATACAATGAAAGATATTCTTAATGGACTTAGAAAGGTGCAAGGACAAGATATTAGTGATAGTGATACAATTACACGATTTCAATATACAGCAGGAAGTGTTGGAGTTAGAACAAGTGGTTGTGTTGTTTACAGTAGAAGTATTGCTGGAGAAGGATTAATATGGGGTAATACAGCATTTGGAATATGGGAAACAGGAAAGTGGAAAGACCCTAGAGCTACATCTATGATTTACGATAGTTCTGTTTATGGTTTATATGATATTGCTTTGTATGGTGGAGCAGGTGGAAACGGATTTATATTAGGTAATAATTCATTTGGAATATTAGGAACAAATTCGTTAGGAAATGCGTTAGGACAATGGGTATTATTATGGAGTGGTTGTTATTTTTAGCATGAAAGGAGGATTAAAATGATTACAAATTATGGAAAAAATAGAGTTGCATTATTAGTTGGAGGAAGTGCTACCAATTATCCTACTTACTTTTTATTAGGTATAGGTAGTGGAACAGCAGCAGTAACACAAACTACTCTTATATCAGGTAGTGATGCACAAATATTTACATCTACAACTTATCCGACTGCGTATAAAGTAACATTTCAAGGAGATTGGAACAGCGTAGAAATGAGTGGAATACAACTAAGAGAGTTTGGAGTATCATCAGGGAGTATTGTAAACGGTAGTGTTTGGTCTAGAACTGCGCTACCAGCATTAACTTTTGATGGAACTAATGAATTAAGAATAGAATCGACCTGGGAGGTATATTAAATAATATTATTTTAATTTAAATGTTTATAAATTAACAATGATATTTTTTAATATTAATATGCTTAGTATCTTAAATAAATTCTTAACAGAGCTTAAAATATAAAATGACAATACCTTATACATTTACAAATGGAACTGTAGCCAATGCTAATGAAGTTAATTCTAATTTTACTGCTGTGCTTTATAATAATAGATGTAAAGAAAAGGTTCCAACACTTGCAGGAACCTGGGATACAAGCCCAACAAATTTGAATAATATAACGGATGAAGATTTATCTACTGGAACAGGCACAGGAACAGTTGCTGAAAGTCAACAAGCAGATATTGTCATAGATTTGGGGCAAACATTTTTATATCATAGAATGTATGTTAAATTTGATTATGTAAGAAATAGCAATGGAGCATTTTATGTAATAGATGATAATAGTATTATTAAGGAGTATAGTGCTACAGCTAATGTAAGTGAGTTCTTAGATGCCACAATTACTGCTCCTCGTTCAACAAGATATATAACATTACGGCTTTCAGCTTCATCTGTTGCAGATACAATAAAAATTTATGAAATTTGTTTATGGTGATTAAAAAATGACAAACGAAGGAACATTTCCAAAAGTACCAGGTGATATTGCTTATTCCAGCGAAGCAAATATGTTTAATCCTAAAATAGTCGGTAATTGGAATCAGTATAATTCAGCAGTAGGAAGAAGTGGAACCTCACCTACAACTGTCGGGGCAATAGGAAGTACAATTAATTATAATGCAGCAAGTGGTATATGTTATAAATTTTTTAAATTAGAGGGCACTGTAGATGCTCAATATTCTGCAGGAGATATAGTAAGTAAGTCTCAATTTTGGATAAGTGGTCCTGGAGTAAATATGGCCGTAACTCCTATCAAGACACTAAATGGTAGAGCAAATTTTCATATAATGAATACCGTTTTAACATCTGGAACATTGACAGCATCTGGTGGAAATGTAGGCAGTAATTATGATTTTACTATTCTAGCTTGTAATAATAATAATGCAACAAATGTTTCAGTTAGTGACTTTGTTGTATGGGGACATTAAAATGGTAAAAAAATTATTAACTAAAAAAGAAGGAGTAGACTTATGACAGAAGGAGTATTCCCAAAGGTTGATGGAGATATTTTATATGCATCAGAAGCTAATAATTTCTATAAAAATGGATATATTACAGCAGGTTCCTTTTATGCATCGACCACTAGTGGAACTGCAATACAAGATATAGGTAGTTTTGTAATTCCAGCAAATACTCTTGGAAGCATTTATGCTTTAAATATAGGATATTCTGCAACTAAAGCAAATAATTCAACAGTAATTTATTTTGGTATTTCTGGTACTACTGGAAATAATGAGGGTTTTGTTGGAGCTGGTGTAGGACAATCAAGCAACACAGCAACAGGCTACATTAATATTTTTGGTGGAAATATTTTAGGTAATTTTAATATGAGCCTTTATGGAAATGCAAACGTAGAACTAGATAATAATGACAGCACTGCGGCTGCTTATGGTGCAAGAACTTTAAACAATGTTACAAATAATGTACCACTTGTTTGTAAATTTAGAGCAAAAGTTGCAGCAACTGACGATGCTAAAATAACTTATTTATGTTTACAGGGAGGAACATCATATTAAAATGGAATACAAAATAGGACAAATATATTTTTGGAAAGATACGGATAGTCTATTTGGAAAACTAATTGATTTCTATAACATTAAAACATTTGGAAAAAGTAATACTACACATTGTGGTATCATAGCAGAAATTAGTGCAGATAATGTTTTGATATATGAAGCCGGAGATAAAGGATTTGAGAAAAGTGAATATCCTAAGTCCTGGTTAGATAATAAAATAACATCTGGAAATGTAATGATAGGAGAAGTAAATGAAAAGATGTTTAATGTTAAAAATAATTGTGAAATATATATCGGAGTTAAATATAGTTGGATAGACATAGTTATGATTACACTAAAACTAATTGGTTTAAAAATAAAATTGCTAACAGGAAAGAAAGAGATTATATGTAGCGAGGCAGTTAATTATGTAGTTTATGATAGTACTAAGAAAACAAATTTTGCTGCTGAATATGGAATTAATCCTGATGCTGTAACGCCTCAACATATATATCAATCTAAACAAATTACAATAGTTTCAAAATGAAGATAATAAATGGAAGTCCAATGTTCTCTCTATATAGGGAAGACTGGAAGAAGGTAGGAAAAGGAGCTTTGATAGCAGTTGGTGGAGCCATATTAACCTATGGAACGCAAATACTAACAAACTTTGATTTTAAGACATATGGTCCTATCATTACTGCAGTCTGGTCTATATTAGCGAATTTAGGATGGAAGTGGATTAAAAATAATCAAAATAACTAAATCTTTATAGCTTCTTAGATTTAGCTTTATTTACTATCACCGATTATTAATTGAATAGAATGAAATTTACGTTAATTAAATACAAAAAAGGAGGTTAAAAAAATGACAAACGATAAAGCAATAATAGTACTGGCCATACTGTTGGTAGCTTCTTTGATGGCTTTAACTGGAGCATTAGTTTATGCTAATACACATGTTGAAGTGAAAGAAGTTAATAACACTGTGACCGTTGAGAAAACTGTAGTAGTTGATAGTAACAAAACTAATGATTTGTACAATTACTTTGCAGAAGATATCCAAGACAAAAAGGATGAAGTATTACAAAATGATACTGCTAAAAGTTTAGTACTTGCTGAAATAGCAAAGAAAGACTTTAAGAAAGACCTTGTTGCATTATTAAATGATAATTCTATTGAAAATCAATCTGTTGAAGATTATAAGGATATAGAAATTTATTATTCTAATATTGAGGATTCTAGTATAGATGACACTGATGCCGAGGTTGAAATGTTAATTAAAGTTAAAGGCTTTAATGATGGTGATACTGAAGACGACTTTAAAGCAAGACTTACTGTTACATTTAATGTATCAGAACTTGTGGTTGAAGATAATTTTGAAGATGCAGATGTTGAATACACTATCTCTTTAGAAAAAGTTTACGCTAAGTAATTAGATAGACTTTAAATTTTTATTTTTTATTTTGATTGATTGAATATATTAGAATTATTAGTTATTAACCATCTTTTGGTTAAAGAAAATGATGGACTTGGAGTGAATTGAACACTCGATTATTCGTTGCAAACGAATCGTTTTACCACTAGACTACAAGCCCAATAAACATTCTGATGCTTTTTGTGCGGTAATATCCCATGTGAATAACTTAGAAGTATTGTGTGCTAGTGTTGCTTTCAAAGGAATTTCAGCCTGATTATCATAGATATATCTTAATTGCTTTCTTATTTCATTTATACTTGGTATCTTCCATTTTGTTTGTTCATACATTACATTCCAAACTACCTGCTTCATTTCTCCGTCTTTTAACTCCCAACCATTTTCTTTATTACAAAAATCTGTTTGAACACCAAAATTAGTATACAATACTGGAAGTCCGCAAGCCATAGCTTCTAAAGCATTTAAATTGAACCCTTCTGCTAAAGAAGTAGTTACAAATACATCACCAATATTATAAAAATCATTTAATTTAGAATATGGAACATCTTCAATATTAAATGCAATATTGGGTTTGTCCTGATTTTGTATATCTAATTCTTCAATATTTTTATCTAACAGCTCTTGTGTCAATCCATACGCCAAATTAACTTTAATTAACAATCTAACTTTATCTTTACTTGTAAATTCTTCCATATATGCCTTAATTAAATAACTTAATCCCCCTCTATCTAATACCCCTGATGGCCATCCTTTATTAGATATAAAAGTTAATACATCAGATTTAGGTTTGGGAGATAAAGGATAGAAGATATCTGGATTAACTCCGTGCGAAATAATTTTAACTTTGTTCCAAAATTGTTTATCTTTTTCATACATATCTATTGATGCATCCTTATCATTAACACTTAATTCTGACCTGGCATCTCCATCCCAATAAGTATTCCAAATAGACATTTTAGTATGCCTAGATGGTGTCCAAATTTGTACTATTCTTTCATCTAAAAATACATCCAACCAACTTTCCGGAATTTTATCTCCTTCCCATACGCAAAATCCTATAAACTTTCTATTAGGATTAATATAAAACTTCCAATTATATGGTAAATCTATAGCTATATCTACTTCACCATCATCTGGATTTCTATTCATCATTTTCATTTCTTCATCATCTACCATACTTAACCAATTAGCAGGTCTATTAGTAATAACACAAACTTCATGATATTTATTTAATGCTTTAGCTAACTGTTTTGTATGCGAACAATATCCACTACTTCCAAACCAATTGCCTAGTATATTTATTTTCATTTTATCATATCTCCTATCTTAAGAGTCGATTTATTATAAACTAAATTAGCAGAACTTGCTATATCTAATTTATTAAACTTCTTAGGTTTAACCTTTAATTTATCATAATACTGTTTAAGGAAATCTCCTTTATCTTTAAATAATTTCTTAGTAAATATTTCAAATTGTTCTTGATTAAATGCACCTAAATTCATTGTATCCCTTTCTCCTCCTGATGGTGTCATTAGATGCCAGCAAATAGCTTTAGTATTACATCCTATCTTAAATCCTGCTGTTATAGCCTTCCAGCTAAAATACTGTTCTTCTCTAAAACCATTCTTACTTAATCTGTTATCATAATCTACGCCTGCTTCAAACACCTCTCTTTTAATCATAGCACAAGAACGAAAGTGCGGCGATGGAAGGATGACTTCGTCATCATAAAGAAAGCCGCAATCATCAAAGTTTGCTATCAATTCTCCTTTATTATTAAGTTCACAATAACCAATTATGGGCTCAACATCTTCAACTCTTCTTATTAATTCTGGTGCTGCAAATGTAGGAACTACTCCAGACGCTATATCATATCCTGCGTCTATTACTTTTAATAATTGTTCTATATAATTACTTTCTGCAACACTATCATCGTCAATACGAACAAATAATTCATAGTCATATTTTAATCCTTCTTGCATTAGTTGTTGTCTCATTTTACTAACGCCACTACTTATATCGTTTCTTAATAGAATAACATTATGTCCTTCTAATTTTAATCTATTTAATGTATAAGGAATAAAATAATAATTAGTTATAGGTGTTCCTCCTGCATCGTCTAAAATCATAATATCAAAATATTTATATGTTTGAGTTCGTAAACTATTTAATAATAGTGCTAATTCTGTTGGTCTATCACGAGTTCCGATTGTTATAAGTATTTTATTTGACATCTTTAAATTCTCCTAATTTATGTTTTTTTCTAAAATATAATGCATGTTTATCTATTATTTTTTGATTTTCATTAAAATGTTCTCCGGTTCTATGATGGTCTACCCAAAAGTCTGCTTCAAGAATACTTAAACCTGCATTATAAACTCTATAACTATAATCTATGTCGTCTCCACAGCCAGGATTAAATTCTGTATCAAATACACCAATTTTATTAATTGTTTCTCTTGGAATATACATAGACCAAGTTCCAACCCACATTAAATCTTTTAAATATGTATCTCCACTAATTCCGCCGCCTCTAATTGTTGTTATTAAACCAACATTATTAACACTATTTCTAATTCTAACTAGATGAGCTAACCAATCTCTATTATATAATCTTGGAATAATAACATCTGATTGTGTAATATAAACATCTAAATCTCCGGCCATTTTTATACCAAAATTTAATGCACTAATTAGTCCTTCTTTTTTTGTATGATAAACAACTATTTGTTCAAATATTCTTGCATAATCATCAACAACTTCTGCAGTTCCATCTGTGCTTTCGCTTTCAATTATTATTAATTTAAATGGATATTTAGTATTTAATATAATAGAAGTAATTGCAGCCGTTACGCATTGAATACAATTATACACGGGCATTATGATAGCAACGGGTCTAGTATATACCATTTTGTAATATCCAATTATTTATTTGTTTTAATCGTTTATCTATTGTTATCTTTGGTCGTTTAAATTTTATGTATTTTTTTGGTTTTTCTTTTGCTAATAAATTATGAATTATTGGTTTATTTTTTCCAGCAATCTTAATTATTTTCTTAGCTAAATTATTAATTGTTATGTATTCTCCACCAGCATCAATTATTTTGTTTTTATATTTTAAATTTTCCATAATTAAATCAAATAAATCTGTAATCCAAACAAAACTTCTTTTTTCTTTGCCAGTGCCTCGTAAAGCTATAAACATATTATCACCATAAGCTTGGCGAAATAATGCCATAATAACTTGTTCTCTTTCTGCATATTTAGTATCTTCTAGTCCATAAATATTTTGTGGTCTAACTATTAAATAATCTATATTAGTTTCTTTTATCATTTCTTCTGCAAATGCTTTTTCTTTTCCATATGCATTATTATCATATACACATGAACTAGAAAAATATACTAATTTTTTTGCATAGTATTGAGCGTATTTAATAACATTCGCATCTAATTTAGCATTTTCTCTCATAATATGACAACCGCTTTGTTCTATATAATTAATGCCACCAACATCACTAGCTAAATGAAATATAATATCCCACTTATCTATATTAAACAATTTTGGCACATCATCTCTTAAATCCATATACATTCCATTTTGTTTATAATCTCCAATAATATCAATACCAAAAACATCATGTCCTTTATCTTTTAAATAATTATACAAATGATGTCCTACAAACCCTTGACTTCCTGTTATTAATATTCTCATTTTACTGCCTCCAAACACATAATTAATTCATCTCCATACCCTTCTGAATTAGGCATATCTGGAACACTTGCTCTATTTACTTTATAAAATACTAATTTAAATTTATAGCCTGTATCTTCTTGTCTGTTCCAATCTGTAAAAAATATCCAACTATTTTCTTCAAAATGAGTTTTATGTTCGGGTGAATTTCTCCACCCAATTCCAATAGGAACAATAATAGATGCAAAACAACCAGGTTTTAATACTCTCCAAATTTCATACATGACAAAATGCAACTCATCTGGATTAACGTGTTCTAAAAAGTGTTCACTATAAATTTCGTCTATACTATTATCGTCAAATGGTAAGCCTTTCTCTAAATCTCTAACTATATCAGGATTACTTTTTGGATTAGCATCAATGTTAATATAACCACTATATCTTTTTCGTCCACTTCCTAAATTTAATCTTTTTGTCATTTTTTAACTCCTATTAACATTTGTTGAGCAAACGGCCAGTCGGCTGGAACATCAACTATATTAAAATATTTATTTAAAATCTCAAGCCATTGTTCTTTAAACATTTTTATTTTGTGAGTTTTATCTGCTTCTAAATTAGGGTCTCCTCTAAACGGTATAGAAAACAAATAAAATTTAGTATTTATTTTAGACATATTTTCTAATGCTATTTCTAAATCTTTCTTTTCTAAGTGTTCTAATATATCAATTAACATAACTAAATCATATTGATTATTATCATTATATGTTAAAATATTTCCTTGTATTAAATTTAATTTATAAGGATTAGTTTTAACTGCATAGTTACTTAACTCAACACCCGTATAATTATCGCCATGATAATTAGCAACATATCCATAAGGACCAAACCCTGCACCTATATCTAATACACTAAACTTTTCATTTTGTTTAAACATATTTCTCCAAGTTTTATATAAAATAAAATGTTTCATTTCAACACCCCTATTCATAAAATAAAATACATCTTTATCTATTCCAAAATTATTCCATATAATTTCTGGAACATCAACTAGATTGAGTTGTTTATTAGGATATGAACCAGTTAAGTGTTGTAAATACCAATTATCTAAAAAATCTTTTGTATGCATATTGCTATGCTTTAAATTTTTCTCATATCGTTTTTTAATTTCAAAGCAGTGTTGTATATGAGCTAAATGCCAAATAGTTGTGCCTATAAATTTACCCATAAAGGTTTGTTCTAATTCTTGTCCCTCTGGAACTACTTGTATTTTAGGTTGTAAAACTGGGTGTTCAACTTCGGGATAACTTCCAACTTCACTTATTTTAAATAATCTATTTAAAACAAAATGTTCTTTTTGTGTTGCATCTTCATGGCCTAAATCTCCATGAAAGTGTCTCATTTTAATAGAATAAAGACCGGGAACCCCTTCCTGGATGAAATTTTTAATTTTAGAAAGGTCCTCAACTACTTCGTCTGCATCTAAACATAATGCCCAATTATTAGGATATTTTTCTTTTAAATACTTTAAATAGAAATTTCTTTGTTTCCCATTCATTGTTTTATCTTCCTGATTGTATTCGTTAGTTATAAAATGACAATTATATTTTTGGCATAAATTATATGTATTATCTGAACTCCCACCATCTATAAACAAAATATTATCTGCAGTATTTATGCTTTCTAAACACATTGGTAAAAATTTTTCACAATTTTGACC